TGCAAATTATTATGAGCATGGGTGAAGCAGGTCTTGAAATTGTCAAGCAAGCGTTGACCAATGAAGAATTACAAATGTTAGCACAACTAGCAGAGGGTGCTTCTGAACAAGGTGTTGGAGGTCTAAACACGGCGGCCAACGGTGGACGCATTGGTTATGCTCAAGGGACTGATGATGAGGGCGTAGTAGACCCTGACTTTGACCTTGGTGGTGAAGAAGAATTATTTAGAGAGATTGAAGCACAAGGTGGTTTAAAAACTGCAAGTCATATGGGGGATACTTTGATTGGTGCAATGGAAGATGCACATTGGATGGAATTAGATAGTTGGTTAGGTAAGTATGGGAACTTACTTGGCGAAGAAGATTATTTTAAATTTAGAACAATGGGTCCATTTAGTGAAAAAAGAAAAGGTCTACCAATCACTGAGGGTGTAGCCTCACTGAGAGTTTAGAATGCCAATAGATAGAGATATGCCGCTTAAAGAACAAATGAAGTTCGATATAAGAGCGCAAGAAGTAGAATTACCAGAAGACAACACACAATTAGATGCTGATGGCGGTGCAACCATAAATTTAGGTCCAGCTCAGCCAATGATGGGCGGACATAATGAAAATTTAGCTGAACAATTAAGTGATGGTGATCTTGATGTCATTGCAAGAGAACTTTCTAATGCTTATGAAGGTGATAAAGATTCCCGTGCCGATTGGGCCTCAACTTATGCTGAAGGTTTAGATTTATTAGGCATGAAATATAATGATCGAACAAGTCCTTTTCCAGGAGCATCAGGAGTATCGCACCCTTTACTTGCAGAATCAGTAACACAGTTTCAAGCTCAATCTTATAAAGAATTATATCCTGCAGGTGGTCCTGTAAAAACACAAATTATGGGCGAAACTAATCCACAAATTGATGCACAATCTAATCGTGTTAAAGAATTTATGAATTTCCAACTGACCCACATCATGGAAGAATACGAACCCGAACTTGATCAAATGCTTTTTCACTTACCCTTGTCAGGTTCGGCGTTTCGTAAAGTTTATTTTGATAATACACTAGGTAGACCAGTTGCAAAGTTTGTATCGTCTGAAGATTTAGTTGTACCGTACCAAGCCACAGATTTAATTACCTGCGCGCGAGTTACTCATGTCGTAAAGATGATGGCCAACGACTTAAGGAAATTTCAAGTATCTGGTTTTTATCGTGACGTTGAAGTTGGCACTCCACCTGATGATGATCCAAGTACTGTACAATCTAAAGTTGATGAGATTGAAGGCAAACAAAGAGTTTACACAAAAGATGATATTTATACCTTACTTGAGATTCACACCGAACTTGATCTTCCAGGTTATGAAGACACTAACGAAGCGGGCGAAGAAACTGGAATCAGTTTACCTTACATTATAACCATTGAAGAGAACTCTAATAAAGTTTTATCAATTAGAAGAAACTGGGATGAACAGAATCCACTTAAAATTAAAAAACAATATTTTGTTCATTATAAATTTTTACCTGGTCTTGGTTTTTATGGTTTTGGTCTTATTCATATGTTGGGTGGTCTTACAAAAACTGCCACATCCATATTACGCCAACTTATTGATGCAGGTACACTTGTTAATTTACCTGCTGGATTTAAAGCTCGTGGTCTTCGCATCAGGGACGACGATCAACCGTTAGTACCAGGCGAGTTTAGAGATGTTGATGCACCTGCCGGTGATTTAAAAGCATCTCTGATGACATTACCGTATAAAGAACCATCACAAACTTTATTTAATTTATTAGGATTCGTTATTGATAGTGGTAAATCATTTGCTGCTGTTGCTGATATGAAACTTGGTGAAGGTAATGAAGTTAATCCTGTTGGTACAACGATGGCATTATTAGAGCGTGGCATGAAAGTTATGTCTGCAATTCATAAAAGAATGCATTCAGCACAAGGAAAAGAATTTAAATTACTTGCACAATTATTTGCAGAAACGTTACCGCCAGTTTATCCGTATCAAATTGTTGGTGGTAATCAATCTGTCAAAGCACAAGATTTTGATGATCGTATTGATGTAATACCTGTATCTGATCCAAACATTTTTTCAATAACACAAAGAGTAACACTTGCTCAACAACAATTACAATTAGCGCAAGCTGCACCACAAATGCATAATATTCATGAGGCATATAGAAGAATGTATGAGGCAATGGGTGTACAAAACATTGAAGCGATGTTACCTCCACCTCAAGAACCACAACCTAAAGATCCAGCAACTGAAAATTCAGAGATGCTTGCAGGCGCACCCGCACAGGCATTTCAAGGACAACAACATGATGCTCATATTGAATCACACTTTTCAATGATGCACAGCTCAGTTGTTAAGCAAAGTCCGGTCATTATGGCAAATTTACAGGGACACATTATGCAGCATATTTCGCTCAAAGCTCAAGAAAACGTACAAGAAGAAGTTCAAGAAGAAATGGAACAACAAATGCAACAAATGCAACAAATGCCTCCACAGCAACAACAAATGATGCAACAACAAATGCAACAAAAGCAGCAACAAATGATGCAGGAAATGCAAAAGAGAGTTGCAGAACGTGAAGCTGATTTGATTGCAGAGTTTGTAGTTAAGTATGAAGATTTATTAGAAAGCTCTTCTACTGATCCATTAGTTGATTTGAAAAAAGATGAACTTGCTTTAAGAAAAGAAGATCAGATTCGAAAAGGTAAAGAAGCAAATAGAAAACTTGGCCTCGAGAAGAAAAAATTAGATACCGGTACTAAAGTTGATCGTGAAAAAATTGATCAACAAAAAGATGCTGTCGCTATTCGATCAGCTATCGCTGCTGAGAAATTAGAAAAAGATTCTATGCATAGAGTCATGGACAAAGCAGAAAAGATTACTGCTAACAGGGAAAAAACTACAGCAAATATTATGAAGCCAAACGGCGGAGCTAAGTAATGCGTAATGTAAAAGGATACGATCCTAACAAACGTGGTTTAGTTGATGGACCTGGTGGTTATTGGGGACCACATGGAGATAGAGGTTTTGGTGGAGAAGGTGTAGGCACTGGTGGAATGGGTGGACCAGGTGATAAGGGCGGCAATGGTGGAAATGGTAGCAATCAAGAAAGTCCAGGTCATCCGAGTCAAAGTTATGATCCTGATAAATCAAGCACTGTAGTAGGTGAACCTGATAAAGCAGAATTATCAAAAGATCTAGTAGAAAAATTAGATCCACAAACACTAAAAGCATTATTAGAAGGTGGTCATGGGATATCAGGCGGCACTTATGGTGGATTAAACCAAAGTGATAAAAATACAGTTGATGCTGTTGTGTCTATGATGTCTGCAGATCAAGAAGCGGAAGCACAAAAGTCACGTATGGCTGTAATGAGTTATTTAATGAGAACCGTTCCACCATCTATGCATCAATTTGATCCAGCATATAGTATGCAAACTCTTAGCCCTCAACAACAAGCAGCTTTTGAAAGTCAGGGTTATAATCTTAGTAATCTTGGGTATGTTCCGGGAGAAGGTCTTATGAACCTTGCACAGCAACCTACTGTTAGAGATATGACAACTGGAGAAATTTTAGGTTATCCAAGCGAAGGTCTTACTGGTTATTTAGGTATGGCTGCAGATTTATTAGGAGTTGATACTAGTGGAGTAAATTTTGGTGTTGATCCTGAAGCTGAAAGAGAAGCTACTAGAGGAAGAGAATATGCAGTTGAAAATCCATTGAGATATATGACAGCTGGACAACCTGAAGATTTACCGGTAGAGTCAATGATGGAAGGAATTATGGCAACAGACTATGCTAACAGACAATATTATGATCCGACATATATAGATTATGCGGCTAAAGGTGGCCGTGTTGGTATGCAAGAAGGGGGTCTTCCATCCTTAGGTTCTTTTGTTCCTAGTAATTGGGCCGATGTTTATAGTTGGGATAGAGGTACTCCACACCAAAATTTATATAATCAGACTGTTGGTGAAAGAATGTCAACAGCAAGTGATTTTTGGAGAGGACTATCTCCTGAATTACGCCAGGCTGCCTCAGGATGGGGGCCTCAAGATTTTGGGATGAGGATTGCTGGTCAAGGTGCTACTCACAATATTGAAGCATATAGAAGAGCTGTTGCAGATAAAATGGGAACCTTACAAGGTTTATTAGGAGATACAGAATACGGTGATATCTCAGGAGTTTTACAAGGGTATGCTAAGTCTTTAAGAACACCTGATGGTTGGGGAGGTGCTAGTGAGAGAGAAAATCGTATGGCACGGCATAGAGATAAACAAATAGTAGCATCTGACCATTTAGCTTATCTATTACATCAGCAAGGATTAGCAGGTCAACAAGCAGAAGAAGACGAGGCAGCAGCACAGCAAGAAGCTGATGATCAAGCGGCTGCAGATCAAGCGGCTGCAGATCAAGCGGCTGCAGATCAAGCGGCTGCAGATCAAGCGGC